TTGCTATTGATCCAGTATTGCCAGTCCATACTTTTTGGGATCTTGGTATTGCTGATGCTACTGCTATCTGGGTAGTACAAAGAGCTGGAACTGAGATCAGAGTCATTGGTTACTATGAAAACTCTGGAGAAGGTCTGCAGCATTACATCAACTGGCTGCATGAATTTAGAGACAAACACATGGTAACTTTTGGTGATCATTTTGCACCTCATGATATTAGAGTGCGAGAGCTTACCACTGGAAAATCTCGTAAAGATCAAGCCAGGCAAATGGGGATCAGCTTCCAGATCACACCAAATATTCCGGTGATGGATGGCATAGAAGCAGGACGTCGCATTCTTGGGCGTTGTTGGTTCGACGAAAAGAGATGTGCTGATGGTTTGCGTGCCTTGAGCTACTATCGCTGCGAATATGATGAAGATAAAAGAATATTCAAAGATCGACCGCTGCATGACTGGTCATCTCATGGTGCTGATGCTTTCAGATATTTTGCTGTAGCCTGGAGAGATAAAAAGTCAGAAGGCATGGAAAGGCCAGTACAGATGGCTAATGATTGGAGTGTGTTCTAATGTGGCTCAAGCACGATACATTAATCGATACCTGGGATATAAGCTGCACAGATTGGTATGTAGTGTTCGAGCATGGTGATATGAAGTATTGGTGGACAAAATATCTACAAGGCGGATTTAGACATTGCTGGGCCTTTCGCTGGGATGGATATAACTGGATTGCTTATCGTCCGAACCTGGGCTATACAGACATTGAGATCTTGCCCTGGGGGAAATTAGAGGATATAGAATTTATCCACAAAGATATTATCTGTAGTGCTATAATTCGCCACAAAGCGTGGCGTAAAACATCCAGGCTTCGCGCTCCCTTCCCAACTGCATTTACATGTGTAGAGCAAGTAAAGGCATTATTAGGGATCCGCAAATGGTACATGTTTACAGCTTATCAATTGTTTAACTATTTAAGGAAGAAAAATGGGTAGATCAAAGACTCCACCAAAATCAGCAGCTCAGATCAAAGCTGAAAAAAGACAAGAAGAAGAAATGGAAAGGCTTGACCATCAAGAAAAAGCAATGAAGCTTGCAAAGAAAAGAAAAAGAAGAGGAAGGGCTACTTTGATCTCTGAGGATAACGACGAACGCGGAATAGTTCGTAGGAGTTTCGGATAATGGGTACTTCAACAGCAAGCGGAAGTAGCGGATCTTCAGAACAGAGATGGGGCAAGGGAACAACAGTTGACCGTCATTATAATCGGAATAAAGTTAAAGCTGATCCGCACTATATTCCCAAAGGTAATAACTTCTCTACTAAATATGAAGAAGGAAAGCCATTGCCAGCAGGTGATAAGAACTCTGGCTCCTATTGGCAAAACCTAGTCTCAACTGACGGGGGAAAAACCCTACATACTCAAAAGGCAGCACGATTAGCTAAAGAGCATGGATATAACTCACCAGCTTATACATTAGATCATTTACATGAAAGGCAAAAGGCAGGCATAAGTGATTTAGATCCAGCAGGATTTAATCCTAATTTTTATAAGGGCAGCTCCTGGAAAGGCAAGAAAGGCAAAACCCATACTATTCCATCTGATCAAGACACAATAAAAGCAATACCAGATCTATTAGGAAAGTTTGCTCCTGGATCTTTATTGTCAGAAAACAAGAGAAGGCGCGCTATATCTGGCAAGGTTTGGGGATCTCCAAAATTTAAAGACAAGCGGTTTTTTATGGCGTCACGCAATCCAAACAAAAAAACAAGCAATACCTCTTTAAAAAGCAATAATCAAAGACGCTCCCTATTAGGATAATTATATGGATTATAAGATACCACCAAAGCTAGGAACTATCGAGCAGCTGATTCAAAGATTTGAAGCTGCTAAAGCAAGAAAGGCTCCCTGGCTTTCGCATTTAAAAGAGTGTTATGAATACTCAATGCCACAAAGAGATAATTTTGCTAATCAAGCAAAAGGATCTAAAAAGAATACAGCGATATTTGATTCAACTGCTGTTAATGGCGTGCAAAAATATGCGAGCAGGCTGCAAGCCACTTTAGTTCCACCATGGAGAAAATGGTCAATTCTGACTCCAGGATCAGAAATTAATGATCATGAAAAAGATGGCATCCAGGCGCAATTAGATAAAGTCACTGATATTATTTTTGATCATATCAATCACTCTAATTTTTCTACCCAGTGTCATGAAGCCTTCTTGGATCTGGCTGTATCAACTGGAGCAATGACAATAAAGAAATCATCTAAGCCAGGATCATCTATGTTGGAGTTTGATTCTGTTCCATTAGCTGAGGTTTATCCAGAAGAGGGGCCTAACTCTACAATTGAGACTGTTTGGCGTGAACATCAAATACCAGCTAGGCATATCACAAGACTCTGGCCAGGAGCTAATATATCGACTACCCTACAAAAACAGCAAACTGATAAACCAGATCTGAAAGTTGAAATAATTGAAGGTACTGTATATGAACCAGACTCTGGTCTTTATTACATTTGTGTGATCGAGAAAAAAGAAAAGCATATTTGTTTTACTGAAGAGTATGAAGTCTCTCCTTGGATCGTATTTAGAGAGATGGTCTGTCCTGGTGAGGTAATGGGCCGTGGTCGGGTAATGCAGATCTTGCCAGATATTAAAGTAGCAAACAAAGTAACAGAATATTCTTTGCGTAATGCAGCCCTGGCTATTGCTGGTATCTATACTGCCCAGGATGATGGAGTAATTAATCCATACACAATGCAGATCGCGCCAGGTATGGTTATTCCAGTTGGATCTAATGATCATACTAATCCAACACTAAGGCCACTTGATCGTGCCGGAGACTTCCAGGTATCTGAATTAGTATTAGCAGATCTAAGAGAAAGAATAAACAAAGCATTATTTGCAGATCCGTATGGAAATACTGAAGCTCCAGTTAAGTCAGCAACTGAAATGTCTTTAAGATCTCAAGAATTATTAATGGATGCAGGATCAGCTTTTTCAAGATTGCAATCTGAGTTCATAGAAAAGATCATTAAGTCAGCTGTATATATTTTAAGAGAAGCTGGAAAGATCCAAAATATTGCTGTTGATGGCAAAGAAGTAACAATTAAACATACTTCACCTTTAGCCAGGGCGCAGGATCAAGAAGATCTAGTAGCAATGCAGCAATTCATGCAGATGGGCGCAGGGTTCGGCCCAGAAGCTTTTGCATTAGGAACTAAGATTGAGGATGCAGTTAGTTGGATCGGCCAAAAACTTGGCATAGATCAAAAGCTATTACGAACTGAAGATGAAAGAAAACAAATGCAGGAGCAAGCAGCTCAAGCTATGCAACAACAACAACAACAAGAACAATTAGCTAATGGCCAATAATTGGGAAGCTTTAGATATAGAAGGCGATCAAGTTAAGAAAGCCAAAGCTAATAGTGCAAGAAAAGCTCGCGAGATCGCTGGGCATTTTCAAAGGTGCTTTAGTACAGACGATGGTTTATATGTAATTAAAAGATTAAAAGAAATTACTTTAGATCGTCCGGTATTAAATGCAAATTCAACACAGTTTGGGGCTGGGATGAGAGAAGGACAGAATGCAATCGTTCGTCAGATCTTAGATCAGATCTCTATAGCTGAAAAATAAGTGAGGGTTAAACATGAGCATGGAAGAAGAAACTTTAATCGAAGAAGCGCCAGTAACAGAAGAAGTAGTCGAAGAGAGAACTGATGACGAAATAACTTTTGAAAAACCAGAGTGGCTGAAAGAAAAATACAACACAGTAGAGGATCAAGCAAAAGCCTATGGGGAATTAGAAAAGAAATTCGGTGGCTTTATTGGAGCGCCGGAAGAAGATTACGAGCTTACCGTTCCAGAAGGTATTAATGGTGAATTTGATATGGAGGATCCTCGGATCGGTTGGTTCCAGGAAGTAGCTAAAAATTCCAATATGAGTCAAGAAACATTTACTCAAATGTTACATGGCTGGGTGCAGCAAGAAACCCAAGGAATGGAGGGAGCTAGAGAGGCAGAGATAGAGGCCCTGGGAACAAATGCCCAGAACAGATTAAAAGATCTTGGTGATTGGGGAGCTGCAAATTTAAAGCCAGAAGAATATGAAGGATTTAAGATGTTGGCCTCAACTGCAGCTGGTGTTCAAACATTAGAAGCTCTAGTAGCAAAAACACAAAAGAATGGTATTGCTAATGTTTCTTCGGTGGCACAAAAAGGAATTAATGAAGAAATGCTAAAAGAAAGAATAGCAGATCCGCGCTACCAAGAGTCAGTAGCATTTAGAAAGGAGACAGAGAAAATGTTTAACGAGTTTTACAACTAATGTTAAATCTGTTGATGGAGGTGCTGCCGATTTTTGGTGGATACCTATTGAAGATAGTAGCGCTCCAGAGACAATCCAAAGCTGATGAACAAAAGCTGCTGATTCAAGCATTAGCAGCCAATGAGTCAGCTGTCAACGCAGCCAGGGATCAATCAAATACTGAGAGTCCTATGGCAGCTCTAAATCGAAGAGTAATAATTTTTGTGATCCTTTCCCTTATTGTCGTATATGTGGCAGCTCCTTTAGTAATCGATATTGAAACGGTTATACCGATTGTTAAAAAAGGGATAAGCTTTTTAGGGATTCAGCTCACTAGAGACGAAACAGAATTTCATGTTGTTCGCGGATTAGTCAATTATGACAAAGTCTGGGAATTTGCGTCAATAATAATATATTTTTATTTTGGATCCTCCTTGGCTAGAGGCCGCTAATGATTAAAAAAATTAATAAAGTAATAGAATTTGAAAGATTTAAAGCTCCATTTCCTCCGCTCAAAGCATTTGTATTGGGTTGGGCGTTTGGATTTTCCTTTTATTTGGTTCACATGTATCTATGAAGTTTAGACTCGTTTGGTGCAAAAGTGGATACCGTAAAAGGCTATACACAATAACGGCGGGTGAAGAGATTAGTATTAAAGAATTAGCTGAAATAACTGGACTTTCATTAAATGCTGCAAGGATTCGTTTAAATGAATGCACTAAAAGAGAAGATCTTTTTAGAGAGCCGAAAGTCCAAAAAACTGGAAGGCATTACGAAGAAGTTGAAAAAAATAAACTTGATAACGATCCAATGTTTTGTTTAGCGCTGAGGTATATATGAGAACACTAAGATTTGAATGTACTTATGAAGAATTTTTAGATATAAAAGGTAGAAGAGACTCTGCAGACAATAAAAAGTTATGGCTCGACACAGTAGCATTTGTCAACAAAGAACATCACGATATGATCAAAGATGATCTCAATGACTCGATTGCACAGCTTGCAGATGAAATAACCATTTAATATGACACAATTTGTAGTGTTATGATAAAATACTTATCAACCCAGCATAATGGACACCCTTTTTTATTAAAGGCCCATACCAGCTAGGATTATCGGCCCGATTGCGGATACCCGAACAAAGGTATGAAAATTTAATTATATAGGAGGACATTATGTCTGCTTCACTATCAGCTGCTGCTCAGCAGCTATTCGACTCAGAGGTGAAACACGCGTTTCAATCATCTGGTCAATTACGCGGCACCGTAACTACAAGAAACAATGTTGTCGGTGATATTTATAAATTTAGAAAAATGGGTAAAGGCCTTGCAAATCAGAAATCTACTTCTGCGGACGTTGTTGCAATGGGCGTCTCTCATTCATTGATCTCTGCTACCCTGGCAAACTGGAATGCGCCAGAGTACACAGACATCTTTGATTCAAAAGAAGTAAACTTTGATGAAAAGACTGAACTTCAGCAAACTATTGCTGGAGCTTTAGGTCGTCGTCTTGATCAAATCATCTTAGACGCTATGGACGCAGCTACTGCTGGAACTACAATCGCTCATGGATCTACTGGTTTGACTTTGGCTAAGTTAATAACAACTTCAAAATCTTTGACGGATAAAGGAGTTCCATCTGGTAATCGTCATATAGCTGTTTCAGCAGATGGCCTTGAAGATCTGTTAAATAACACCACTGTAACAAGTGCTGATTATAACAATGTTCGTGCTTTAACTACTGGCGATATAAACACTTTCATGGGCTTCAAATTCCATGTTATTGAGACTCGTTCAGAAGGCGGCTTAGATCTAGCATCTAATGTTCGTGAAGGTTTCGCTTGGCATGATTCAGCTATCGGTTTAGCTATCGGTCTTGATGTTACAGCTAAAGTTGATTGGGTTCCTCAGAAAACTTCATGGTTAGCTAATGGCTTAATGAAGGCTGGCGCTTGTGTTCGTGATACTGACGGACTTGTATCTCTAAGCTGGCAAGAGTAATTTTTTAACAACTTAGGATAAAGCAAAGTTGAAACTAAAGTGGCAGTGGCTTGAAAGAGTAGCTGCCATTTTTTTAAGGAAACATAATGGCAACTAATATAGAGATCTGTTCAAACGCATTAGTAATGGTAGGGCATGGATCGATAGCATCCTTTACTGAAGGTGGGGCCGGAGCTAATACAGCTTCTGCACTTTATGAAACAACCTATGAGTCATTACTGAGTCAATATCGTTGGCATTTTGCTAGTGCTAAAGCTACTTTAAGCAGACTAACAGCTGCTCCTCTAAACGAATTCACATACGCTTACCAATTACCGGCTAACTATATATCCAGTACCGGTATTCATCCGCGTGTAGATTATGAGATCTACGAAGATAAACTTTATTGTAATGAAACAACAATAGATCTGGATTATGTATTTAAACCAGATGAGTCGAAACTACCTGGATATTTTCAAAGAGCATTAGAATTTAATCTGGCTGCTGTATTTGCTATTCCAGTAACCGATAATTCAACAAAGGCAGAAGAATATCGCAAGATGTTTGAAGATCAATTAAAACGAGCCAGATATGTTGATTCACAATCTAGGCCAGTTGATGCGATAGTTGACTCTCCATTTATTAGTGTTAGATATTAATGCCAAGAATATTATCACTTCAAACTAATTTTAACTCTGGAGTTCTGGATCCTCGACTTGCAGCTCGAACAGATCTAAAGCATTTTTACCAGGGAGCTTCTGAAGCTCTTAATGTTCAGTCACTTCCCCAGGGTGGCATGAGCCGACGACCTGGCATGAAGTATGTCGCAACTATTGATGCGGAGTCAAGATTGGCTCCTTTTGCATTTAATGTTGAGCAAACCTATCTGATGGTTTTTACTAACAACAATATAGCTGTTTACAAGGATGATGTATTCCAGGCTAATATAACAACAACTTATACAACAGCACAATTATTTGAGCTGCAATGGACACAATCAGCTGACACAATGATCATATTACATGAAGATCATGCTCCAGCTAAATTGGTTCGTGGATCTACACACACGTCCTGGACACTATCTAATATCAGTCTTACAAATGTTCCTCAATATGATTTTGGTTCTGGTGATGAAGATGTATGGAGTTCGACACGCGGCTGGCCAAAGAGCGCTAGTTTCTACCAGGGCAGACTATGGTTTGGCGGATCTAAACAAAGACCGCAAACATTATGGGGATCTAAAACTAATGATTTTTA